CTATCGATCAAAATGGGTTTACCCAACAGCGCGCGCACTTGTTCCAAAAAGTTGGCCAAACGATTTAACTGGTAAATCTGCGTTTCGTTGGGTGTATTGTCAAACTCTCGATGATTGGTAAAAGTCAGTTCTTTTAGCGTAAAATGCTCTGTCATGGTCTGGCAACTCCTTGGATTTTTTCTACTGTGCGTAGACCACCAAGGCCAAGCAAACCAATCAACACTGGCATCATTTCAGATAAATCAGCGGGGGCAAGCGTCATAGGGTGGCCAAAGTACGCGGCGGCAAATAAAGCAATCTTTAAGCCAATCCAGTTCCATGCACATGCTGCACCGCAAACCCAGCCAATAAACGGCCGCCAACCGGAGACAAACACTGACGCATTGGCCGCCTCTGCTTTGTTTATTTCCATTTGACCTGTAATCACAGCCAATTCACCAGATTGTTGAAGTTTGAACAACTCTAATTTGGCCGCAGCCGCTTGCGCTGGGTCTGGCCAAAGCCGGTCAATGACTTTGGTTCCTATGCCTAGCATGATGGTGACTGGATCCATTTATATCCCCAATACTTTTTTGACGAGCTCGCCAGCGAACCCTGGGCCCAGCAACACAGCGCCGATCAGCACGTAGAGCAAGTACTCAATCCGCGTCATGCGCTTGTCGCCATCGATGAATGATCGTTCAATAGCCGCATAGCGTTCAGCGCAGACAGCTTCATGGACGGCTAGCTTGGTGGTGGTTTGTTCAGTCATTGTGCTAGTGCATTTTGGTTTTGTTGGACTGGGCCCAGCATATTTTGGACGCCCCGAGAAAAGAAAGCCGGTTGATTTGCCGATACACCTTCAATAACTTGTGGTGTCTCACCAAGCCGCATACGATTGGCCAGTCGGTTTACTTCTTGTACGCGACGCGTTTCAGCTAATCCTTTAGCCGCCATACCTGCGGCGGCGGTGTACACACCTAACGGATTTACCGCGGTAAAAATAGCCGCTGCGGGCGTCATTGGAGTGAATTTGCTGATGGTACGCAACATTGTTTGCAGTTTTCCACCTTTAGCTGCTTCACGAATTGCTTGCTGTTCATCCGGCGAAAAGAAACGCATTTTCTTTTCGTTTTTTGCTAACGCCGACAACTGGCTAGCAATATTTGCTTCTTTAGATCCTTGTGATACATCAGCGTTGTCCAAAATGTCTGTAATGACTTCGCTTTTTTTCATCTTGGAATAATCCGCGCGGGCGTCTTTCCAAGCCTGCACTGCTCGGGGATCGCCCGCAACAATTGCGCTAGGTTTTGCGTTTAAAACATACGTGTCAAATTCATCTATCAATTGCTTACCCGCCAAGCGTTCAGACGCATCGCTGCTTTTTGCCGCAGCGCCAATGATTGTTCTTAGCGTGTCTAACTCTTGAACCGTCTTTGGGTTTCCTGCGGCCAAATTACTCAGCGCCACGTCAACCTTGGGCATTGTCCGAGGATCATATCCAGCAGAAGTTCGCAACTTGGCGGGTAACGTGGCCATGTGCGCTTCAAATTGATTGTTGTCAAGCTGAAAATTTGATTTGTCAAGAATATCATAGTTAGCTTTAGATCGTGCGGCTAACTCTTCAACTGTTGGAACAACACCGCGTTTAACTGGGCGTACACCCGCCGCCGTGCCAGTAACAACGCCCGCTGCAAGCCCTGCTAAAGGATTATCTGTTGCTTCAGTAACTGTCTGCCCTGCTGCGGTCGCAAGCGGTGCAGTAACCATTTGGCCAACGGGCCGACGCGCGGCTTCAGTTCCAACTGCTTGTAATCCTTGAGCAACATTCGGCGCTTGCGATAACGCACGTCCGGCGGCTACAGATCCACCAGTACCTGTTAACGCGCCTGAACTTGATTGAAGAACTCGTTCAACAAATGTTTCGGCACGTGGGCCTGGAATCATGCTGGATATGACTTGCGATGGCAAACGAACATTGCTGTCTGTAAGTTTGTTGTATCCCTGCACTAATACGTCAGAAGCTGGAACAGCTAAACCGCCCGCCAAACCACCTACTGCCGCGCCTACTGGGCCGCCCAACATAAAACCAGCGGTTGCGCCAGCGGTAGTGGGGGCTAACGCTTCAGTAGCGCCACGAACGGCGACTCCTACCTTACGCATAGCCTCTTCACCAAACGACAGATCAGGCGCAAGATGCTGCAAAATTTCGTTGGGCTTGTACCCCGCATCTAACGCTTGTGTGACGCGAGGGTCTTTATCTCTTAAATACCCGATAAGTTGATCATCGGTATACCCAGCGCGCCGTGCTGTATTGATCTGATCGCGGAATTGGTCGGCCATACATACCCCCGTTTATTTATTTTTAAAAATTTCGGATAGTGGAGGGCGATTATCTTTAGTTGGCGCGGTTTGATCACCTGTTGGAATAGCGTATTTTTTAAGCACAGGAGTGTCAAACAAAGATTTGCTGCCAGGGCCACTATTCCAAGCGTCATCCGCACCATCAAACGTCTTATGCGTTTTACGCCAATCAGCGTAAAAATTACGTTGATCAATATCGCGTTGAAGTTGTGCTTTGGCTACGTTAAGAACAAAGCGGTTAGCGTCTTTGGTGTTACCCAGTTGAGCGCCAGTAGCCGAAATACGTTGCGCGTCAGATTCTGTTTGCGGGCCTTTTTGTTCCAATTGACGTTGCAACACCGCAGCATTGGCGTTAGCCAAAAATGTTTGAGCATTTGTGGCGTATTTTTCTGCGTCTTTAACCCCAAGCGCGGCCAACACTTTAGCACCGGCAGTTTTGGTTTCTGTAGCAAACCCAGTATCAAAACCTTTGTCTAAGATAGCAAGATTGCTTTCAATTGCAGGCATTGATTTTTGAGCAATATTTGACGCAGCTTGTATGCCTTCATAGCCTTTAACTAAAAGTTTGCCGTAATCAGATGCTTCAGCTTTTTCTTGGCCATAAGACACGCTTATTGGCGGCGCATGTGTAGTTTGTTTTGTAATCCATGCTTGTTTGGCTTGTATTTGTTGAGCAGGCGTCAAGTTAGAATTTACCAACATTCTTTCAAGCTCAGATGGCGTAGTAGTTTTTGGTATGGTTGCAATCACTTGACCAGCACCATTTACCAAATTGTTGTCAATGACATGGACTTTATTTGCGTCTTCCAATTGCTTGGTAATCATTGCGGCTTCATTTTGCGCGGCGGGCACATTAGGATAGAGTGTTTTCAAATCCAAAAGTCGCTTTTGTAATCCGGCGATGTTTATCCCCGCAGGTGCAGCAAGCTGATTGACTTGCGCGGGGGGTGCGGCGGTAGCAGGTGCCAATTGATTAGTTATCGGCGTAGCAGGCGGTAACGGTTCACCTCTAGCGGGGAGATTTCTTGTTTCTACAAAAGGTGCTTGCGCTTTTACGCCCGCTTCCAAAACATCTTGTCGACGCATGCTGCTATCAGACGTTCCATTAGATGCAGGTAAATTAGCGGCAGAGGGCATGGCTGCGTCAGACGGGGGCTGTCTTTCCGCCATATATGCTTTGCGTTCATTCGCCGCTTGCAACATTTGTTGAGCCGTTAAAATCAAGTGCGGGTCTCTTTGCGACAACGCAAAGTCATGAAAGCTGGCTGCCAATTCATCTGGCGATCCAGTCTTACCGTTTGCCATACTTATTTGAACAAACTTATCTAAACCAGCTTGCCGATTTTTATAGTCAGCCAGTTCTAATTGAGCTTTTTGCTGTTGCAAACCACCCATAGCCAACTGCTGTTGCGCCAACTGATTGCGTTGCGTTTCTTGTTGGCCAGCCAATATGTTGCCCGCAATATTGACGGGCTGAAGCATTCCAAAATCAAGTGCCATGATGTGACCCTTTATTGTTGTCCGTAGTAACCGCTGTATTGCTCGGGGCTTATGTTGTAGCCCGCCGCACCGCTACCACCACCACCTCCACCAAACAAACCACCAAAATTAGGGTTAGTCTGACCATATAGTTTGGCAATGTCGCCGTAAGATGATGCTCTGGCTTGTGATCCTGCCAACAATGCGTTACCTTGGTTGACACCCTGTTGCATGTATGCATTGCCTACATTACCCGCCATGTTCTGACCGGCGGTGCCCAACGTGTTGGCCGTAGTTTGGCCATAACCCGTAAGTGACTGCAACGGCCCCAGACGCGCTTGGCGCTCTGCCTGATACCGGTTAAAAGCATTGGTATATTCTTGCGAACCCATGTCTTGGCCGTAGCGTTGCGCGGCCTTTAATGCCCCGCCAGAGATCAAACCACCACGGGCTGCCGCAGATCGGTCAAGCGCCTGCTGACCTTCTGACAACCGAAATGCGTAGCCAGGGTCTTGTTGGAATTGTTGCATCCCAAACGGCGTGTATTTGGAAGCAGCTACCAATTCCGGCAACGCATTTACGCCGACGTCGTAGAACGGCTTTTGCATCTCCAACTGCTTTTGATACTGCTCGCGTTGAAATGCAATAGCGCGATCAGAAGCCGCGCCGGTAGTGTCTGCGGCTTCCCTAGCGGCGTCGCCTTGCATTTTGCCGCCGATTAGGCTGGCCGCTGCGGGGACGATGAATGACCAAGGCATAATTTACTCCTTCAGGCTTAACGCCAATTCTTGCATTTCTTCTACGTTGCTGGGCACAATCAGCACTTCGTCAACTTCGTTTTCATCCGTGCAGTCGGTGGCGTGTACACAGTACCACACTACGTCTGTGAGCGATTTTACGCCGTGATGCTTGCCTGCGGCAATAGTCAAGCAAGCAGGGCCATGAACGACCGATCTGACCCCATCCACAAGCAATTCAACAGACCCGCTGGCCAAGATGGACAGGTGGTCATGCTTGTGGGCATGTTGCACCAAAACGTGCCCCGCTGGTATGCGGGTTTCTTTGGCGTACACGCCCGAGCTAAAGTGGTGATGGATCATCAATTATTCCAAAAGAAGAATGTTGTTAGGTATGTATTGTGTCACCAGCCAGTTCGAGCCGTCAGACACCAAAGTCGTCTGGTCACCTGTGCTGGCCAACAGGATGGACGTTGCCGCCGCACCGCCGGTCAGAGGCACCACGTTTGAAGACGCTGAGACAACCGTCTGAGCTTGGTAGTTCAAAAACCGCAAAACCCGACCTGACCAGCTTGACGCTGCTGGCAAGGTCACCGTGCAGGTCGAGCCAGATTTGTTGTTAATTAACCAAACGTCAGTTGCCGCAACCGTAAAGTCAGCGGTCTTGGTGACCGGCGCAGACGGCGCAAAGTAGTCGGTGTTAGCCACCGCAGCAGATATGGCCGTGCCGTCGCCTTTGAGCAAGCCGGTAATGCTGGTTGTCAAGGTAATGGCTGGTGTGGTTGTGGCCGTCGCCACCGTACCGGCAAAGCCGTTGGCAGATACAACTGATACGCTGGTAACCGTGCCGCTGGTTGCTAGCGCTGCCCAAGTAGGCGCGCCGCCTGTTGTGGCTGTCAGCACTTGGCCGGTAGTGCCCGCAGCGGTAAACGCATACGCTGCCCCATCCCCATACGCTACGCCGTAGGCTGTAGGGGTTGCAGAGCCGTTTGTCCCGCCGTTGGCAATACCCAAGGTGCCTGCGAGGGTGATAGCGCCTGTGGTAGCCGTTGCTGGCGTCAGGCCAGTTGTGCCGCCTGAGAATGACAAGACGCCAGCGTTGGTGATGGTCACATCACCGGTAGCACCAGACACTGAAATGCCTGCGCCAGCGATGTTGGACAGCACACCCGTGTTGGCCAGCGTGATGGTGCCCAGACCATTGGTGACTGAAATGCCAGCGCCAAAACCAAGAGTGTTTAGGGAATACCCTGTGCCATTGCCAATCAGTAATTGACCATTAGTCGGGATGGTGCTTAAGCCGGTGCCACCGCTGCTGACGGGAATGATACCAAGACCACCACCAGTTATGTTGTACAGACTGTAAAACCACCGATACCATTCCCGCGAGACTGCCCCCGTGCGTTCGTCAATAATCGACACCCGTGGGGGCGTGATCTGGGTGGCGTTCGGACTTGTCGCCATAGTCAGGCATTGGTCGGGCTTATGATCAATTCTGCCCCCATGATGGCGATCTTGTTGGGGTCAGTGCCTGAGAGCTCGTACACACGGTCGCGCAACTTGAGCGTCATGCCCAACCGACGCCAAAAAGTTCGTTGGCCATACGCACCAATTTTGCCCAGCGGCGACCAATGTTCGTTTGACCATGTGTGACCGCCGTCATCCGACCAGCGCAGCATGACCGCAGGGTCATAGCCTGGCGCGGCAGAGTACGCGGTAGTGACCAAATTGTACCCAGTGATGTCGGTATCTGACAGCTCATATTGCCCAAGCGGTTCAAAACCATCCCCTGCTTCGGTGGTCAATGTGACACCTGATTGGGTTGCCAAATACGTTTGCACATATTCAGCTACAAGGTCTAATCCTGATTCAGTGTCAATGTTTTCACTGTCGTATGCAGGGTATAGATTTAAGCCAACGCCTGCCTCGCAATCCAATTGCAGACTGTGGTGCGCTGTGCGCTTCAGGTTGTTCTGGCCGGTTGGCAGCGCCCGCCATGAGCGCAACCACTTCTGAACACCGCCATTGTCAGCATAGATGTCCAAGTCAAACGTGTAGATGTTGCCGTTTTCAAAGTCACCAACGATGATGTTGCCGCCAAAATTGCACTGGCAATTGCTGCGGTGCCGCATAAACTCACCGTTGTTCCAGCCAGCCCGTTCATGCCAGGCTTGGGTAGCTACATCGTAGACCCATGTGGCGTTGCCGCTAGGGAATGTCAGCACATAGAAAGCATGGCCTTCTTGTTGGTAGGTGTAGGCAATAGCGTCTGAAATGTTGCCGTACTGGGCGATGGCGTACTCAATAGCATGAGTGGAAATACGAACGCCGGTATAGCCATTTGCCCTGTAGACAATACCTTGGCCACGGGCGTCTGTGCCCAGCCAGAACAAGCCGTTGTCCATCTTGGCTATGGTGTACGCAGACACGCAGCCAATTTCGTTAAACGCGCCTTGAATGCGGGTCAGGGGAAAGTCAGCCGCGCCGGAGTCGTACCAGACTTCGACCGAGTCAGTGCCAAACACCCACAGCTCGCGGTGATCGGAAATCAGACCCACCACGCCGTCGGGTGAACCTTCAGCACTGGCAAAGTCCAATGGGTTGATGGACGTACCATCAAGCAACTGCGACACCCAGATGATCTGGCTGTTGGGCTGGTTGAACACAAAGTACCCATCAAGGTACGCAACCGTCACAGCACCGGCAAAGTCGAAGTCGGTGATTTGGGCGAACACGCCGGTGGTTTCGTTGTAGATATAACCGTCAGGATTGCAAGCAAAGAAGATCTGAGTGCCGTTATCAGCGATGCTCACAGGGCCGGTGCCAGACACGGTGCCAAGCAACTGCGGCGTGGTCGTCAAACCGGTCAATTTGTAGACTTGCTGGCCGGACACGACATAGAAGTCGCTACCATTTGTTTGATGCGCCCACAATGCGCGGATCGGGCCGGTGCCTACGGTTTGCAAGAAGTTAAGCCCTGGGGCGCGGTTAAGAAACCCAGCTTCTTTGCCGCCTTCTGGAATGACTTCGGGAAACAGATTGACCATGCGGTTGTCCGCAGCGTTGATACTGCGGGCAACATATGCTGACCCAAGAATTGGTGTTTTCATGCTAGACGTAACTTGGATACCATTTAGTTGTTGTAGCGTCGTAAGTCATTGTCAATGTTCTGCTAACCACCGCTGTGCCAGCTACAGCAATATTGCCTGCTGTTGTCCAAGTAAATGCGCCAGTTGGAATCAATGTAATTGCGCCGCCGCCAGCCGAAATTGGGCTTGGTGCCGTAATGGTCACAATTGCCGTTGTTCCTGAAACAAAAGCAATTGGCGTTGTTGGAGCAATTGTTGTTGCGCTTGCAATTGTTGGCGCTGCTGCACTTACTGCGTTAAAGCTGCTCAATACAAGACTTGTACCCGTAGCTGCACCAATGACCGGCGTCACTAGCGTCGGCGTTGTTGCAAATACAGCAGAGCCTGTACCTGTTTCGTCAGTCAAAGCAGTTCGTAAATTGGCGCTGCTTGGGGTCGCCAAAAATGTGGCTACACCTGTGCCCAAACCACTTACGCCAGTTGCAACAGGTAAGCCTGTACAGTTGGTCAATGTGCCGCTTGTAGGTGTCCCAAGTATAGGCGTTACCATTGTCATACTGGTACTGGTGCAAGCGCTGATATTGCCGCTGGCAACTGTCCCCAACGCGGGTGCAACCAATGTTGAATTGGTAAACAGCAAAGCATTGGTGACTTGTTTAGTTGTGCCCGATTGCACAATTGGCAAAACGTCGGTTGTAGCGGCAGCAGTGGCTACGGGGAGAGCTGTGATTGCAATGGTGGCCATGTTAGTAGTTTCCTGCGTAAATGTTAAAGCGTTGACGAGTGGCGACAATGGCGTAAGGCATAGACATTACGTCATCAGGGTTGTTGATGCGCTTCAGATTGCGTTTGCTGGTCATGGCGATGCGCTGCACTTGGGGGCTTGGCTCAACGCCAAACTCGGGGGCAAATTCCATTGCCAAGTTGTAGACAAACGCCCGCAAATAACCTGGCGGGAATAGGATGTCAGTCGCCAAGTTAGCAGGCTGGGTCAGTTCTTCCACCGAAATAAAGTGCCATTCCAAGTCCCGTGTGGGCTTGGGATAGATGTACATATCAACATCAGGATAGGTCATGTTGATAAACAGCACTTGCGGGTAGGTAGACGTCACCGTCTTAACAGCAATACCATCGTACTGCTGTTGGTTAATCATTTTTATGCCAAAGCTGACGTTGGTGCTTGGGTCGCGGTAGTAGGTCGCGTCGTCCAACAATATTGGCCGGTTGCCTACAAAGTCACCTGTTGGGCCAAGTGTGCGGTTGATAAATCCAGCAGGCCAAGTAAACACTTGATCTTGAGTGCTAAAAACAGATAGACGCTCAGTGTTCCATGAGTCGATCATCTGGTTGAGCGCCATCAAGGCGTCTTGAGATACAGACGCAGAAGGTGTTTCACCTTCGGCCAACACACCAAGCAATCGTAATGCACGGTTTATCTGATCACCTGCCGTGTAAATGGCCATGTTTAAGCTCCTTGTTCGACCACCTCTGTGGGTCGGCTACGACGACGTTTGACTTCCAGTGGAGCCGCCTCAACAGGCGTGTCTAAAGTATATCGCACCCAGCCATTCTTTTCATCTTCTACGGCTTCAAGCTCCATAGTCGCAACTTTGGCACCGTGAACTTCGTGGGACATGTAAATAACAGCCATAGTTTAAGAACGGGGGCTTTTGACCCCCGTTTGGTTAAGCGCCGTGGATGATAGCGTAGTTGATGATGACAGCTTCAGAGTATGAAGTTGCGCTCAAGTTACGCAAAGAAATTAAACAAGTGCCCGCAGCCATATACGAAATGTAAGTGGTGTAAGCGCCCGCAGCACTACCAGTAGTATTGCTAGAAACGTTCACAATAACTATGTCGTTGGCTGAAATTAAACTGTTGGTCAGAATAAATGACACCACTGCACCGCCAGCCAATGCTGCGGCGTTCATTGTGATACGGCCAGCAGACTTGTTCAGAGTTACCCCTGTGGCTTTGTCTGTTGCTTGGGTCACAGCGCCTTGTGCTGCTGATGTATATCCAATTTCGGTGGTGGCATAAACGGTTGTGCCAACCACGGTTGTTGGAGTAACAGCACCAATGGTGCCGCCGTCAATGTCTTGGTCACTGTATGCAACGCCAATTGATTTGGTATTACCCATTTTTTAATCCTTTGAAAAATAGGGGCCGAAGCCCCCATTAATTACATCAAAAATGCCGAATAAGCTGCGTCGCCAGTCTTCACAAAACGGTAGGTGTAAGCACCGAAACGTGGGACAGTGACTGAGCCAAAGATCGTAATACCAGTGCCTGTTGTGATCGGAACGGTAGACGATGCGCCAGTGTTGTTGTTGTTGCAAATTGTCAAGCTAAAAGCTGAACCAACTTTTGCGCTTGGGATAGCTGCATCAAGCAACGCTGCTGTGGGCAGAGTAACTGTCAATGTAGCATCCGAGGCTTTTGCACAAACAACCAAACCGACTGCTACTTGAGCAGCAGTCAATGTGGTATCCGCAGTCAAAGTAGTAGGGATGGTTTGTACGGTAAGTTGAGCTTCTGTCAGGTTGCCGTCACCAACTTGGTAACCGCCTGCGCCATTAGGTAATGCCATGATAATTTTCCTTCAAAAAAGTTTCTGATTAACCCCAGATGCGGCAGGCCATCTGTGGACGAATTGTGCTGTATCCATACAGAACGTCGATACGGCAAGGCATACGGTCGTTGTTGATGTCGTACTGACGAACAACGCGCAAGCTAATACCGTTATGAACTGCGCGAGCAGCCATATCAACACCTTGGGGCAGCAACAAGTCGGCGGTCGCAAAAGTGATCGCATCTTTGTGGTAAACCAAGTTCTGGGGGTACTGAGTGCTGGCTGTACCGACAAACACGACGGCTTTGCTAATAGCAGGCAAAGTCAACATGGTAGCCAAAGCATGAGCTGCTGAGTACATAGGAGCCACGGTCACGGTGGCAGTGGTGGTGGAAGTTGAAGAAGCCAAAGCAACAAACTGGAACAACGAACCTGTGGATTCACGGGTTTGTGGGTTCACAGCGTAGCACTCAGCAATCGTAAACACGTCACCGACGTTGATGATCTCACCAGAGCCAACAGTCAACGTGAGGGTAGAAGAACCTTCAGTTGTCACAGCAGCGCCAGTGGTGTTGCCAGTAGCAGCGCGGGTGCCGGTGGTGTGTTGCTTGATTGACTGAGACATATTGATCTCATCAAAACCCAACACGCCAGTGCCCATCATGCCGTTCTTGAACTGCTTGCTGATGGTGTCGGTGGGGTTAAACAAACCTTTCATGCCTTCGACCAAACCAGCGTTAGCGGCAGGGTTGACGGTAGCGTAACGTGGTGACATCACGGCAGCGTTTTCGTTCAGCTTCTGTTGGGCTTGCAACAGCACCAAAGAAGTAGAAGGAGTGGTGCCAGGGGTGCCAACGGTGTTACCGATGGTTTTGTACGCATTGGCAACGTCAGCATCAATGCTGGAGGCCAACTGGCTGATACGAGGCTTCAACACACGCTCTGCGAAGTCGTCCAATTGCATGGTCAATTCAGCAGATGTGAAGTTCACGCCGATGTGCTTTTGTGAAGCAACAGACAAAGTGGTGTACTGTTCGTTGTCATCCTGAACTTGCAGGGCGGCACCGTCAGTTACCAAAGCGCGGTCGGGTAAGCGAATACGCAGTGTGGAGCCAATCTTGGCACCTTCTACGGCAAAAGAATCGTCGTACTGACGGTTCACGTTACGGGTGAGCACCAGATTGTTCTCAAGAATCTCGAGAGCTTTGCGGGTGATCATGTCGATCGTTAAGATACTATTAGACATGGAAAAAATCCTTCAAAAATTGTTTAGCGGTTGACTTGAGCCTGCAACTTCTTTATCTGTCTTGCTCGTTCAGCTTCAA